ATATGTTATAATATAGTTATGATGGACATAAAAGAGTTAAAAGAGGAAAAAAAGGCTCGTCTCTCTCGTACTGATATAAATACTTTCATGGAATATACATTTAAGGATAGCGAGACAGGTTCCCCTTTTTTCTCAGGCATCAATCCATAAAAGGATGCAAGCTCACATCGACGCCCACCAATTTGCAGAAATAATATTTCCTCGTTTTCATGGGAAGACCAGCCAAATTTTAGGAAGGATACTATTCACGTTAGGGAATAACCGGAATGCAAAGATAAAGATTATTAGCTCGTCCGACGGAGTTGCGCGTAAGAGAGTTAAGGCGATCCGAGACCATTTGACTAAGAATAAGAAGTTAAGACGAGTGTTTCCTGGTTTGGTACCGGATGAGACTGCTGACACCTGGTCAAAATCTGCCCTAACTGTTAGGAGAGATATTCAAGATCATGACCCGTCAGTTGAGGGAGTCGGCATACTATCAACAGGTATGGGGGGCAGGGCGACTCACATCTTCTTCGACGATATACACTCGTATAGGAATACAATTAAGGTGCCAGCTTTGAGACCAGCAATAAAAGATGCCTTTGACGAGGTGTGGATGAACTTGTTAGGACCGGATGGGAGAGCAGTGTATATAGGAACACCTTTACATGCAGATGATTTAACCCATCAGTTGAAGAAGAATGAATTATGGTCAGTATTAGAGTTTGCGGTAGGGGAGAATTATGAACCAGTTTGGAGGGAGAAATGGCCATCTGAGAAGTTAAAAGAGAGGGAGGTCTTGATTGGGAAGAGGGCCTATGATAGAAATTTTAGAAACATAGCTTTTACCGAGTCCGAGACAATGTTTCCTGAAAGTATAATTAGGAAAATAAAAGAGAAGGATATAGAGCCGACGAATAAGATGTTTGATAAGATGGAAAAGTTTGTAGGCGTCGATTTGGCACTTAGCGAGACAGGTGCCTACACAGTGTTGTTTGAAATAGGGGTAGAAGCGAATATTAAATATCCGTTAAAAATATATAGAGGTAGATGGTCTTCACCTCAGACTGCAAATATGATTAAAACAGTGTTTGCAATAGATAAGCCGATATTTTGCGTTGAGAACAATGGGTACCAGCAATCATTGATTCAGTGGATGGAAGCGTTGGGTATGAATATACCTGTGTTAACGTATACGACAGGGTTGAATAAGGCGGATATATCTTTAGGGTTACCTTCAATTGCTATAGAGATGGATAAAGGTATGTGGAAAGTACCTATGGGCGGAAGGGAGCATCCGGCAAACTGTGCTTGTCCCATATGTAACTGGTTGTCAGAATTAGCATCATATCCAATTGGTAAATATGATGATACAGTAATGGCAATGTTGTTTGCCAGGGAAGCTTATAGGCAGACGACAGAGTCTATGTTCGCTGGTTTTGATACAGTGGAGGTGTATTAGTGATACTTATAATAATGTTTATATTCTTAGCAATTGCTGTTATAGAGGAGATTTTGGATGAAATTGCCAGACATCTTCAATAAGAGAGCGGTTAAGGAGTTAAAGGAGGAAGTTCAGAGGCTGAAGGAGCCTAAGGGTTTTGAATCTTACGCGAGAGGATATGAGAAAGTCGCCACTCGACCCTCCCGTTTAACTTGGACTGAGTTATGGGATTGCTATATTAGGTCGTCAGCAGTTAGAGCTGCAGTTGACTACAATGTTAGGTCAGTAACCTCACATGATTATGAGTTTTTACCCAAACCTGGTATGACTACGTCGGATAAAAGAATAAGAGAGGTTGTAGAGTTTTTTAACAATCCTAATGCAAATGATGAGACATTTAGGCAATTATTGGCTAAAGTTTTAACTGACGTCTTGGTATACGATGCTGGGGTAATAGAGAAAGTATATTCAGCGGCTAATAAAAAGAAGTTGTTAGAGATATACGCCAGGGACGGTTCAACGTTTAGACCTATAATAGATCAGGAAAAGCATGGAGTTTTGATAGGCTATCAGCAATATTGGGGGGTTGACAAGGCGGTTGAGTTTGATAAAGACGAAATTATATATTTAATGATGTATCCGAATACAAAGTCGCCGTACGGACAGCCTATAATCGAGTCGATTGTTGACGAAGTTGCCTCATTACTATTTGCGAATGAACAGGTGGCAGATTCATTTACAATGGATGAGATACCACCTGGTATTTTAAACTTAGGTATGATCGGGAAAGAAGCGTACAAAAGAGCTCAAGCAAGGTTTAGAGAGAGAAGGGGTGAGAGAAGTAAGCGAGAGATGAATATCGTTTATGGGACCACGGGAGTTGAGTGGATCGATTTTAAGAGAGCAAATAGAGAGATGCAATTAGATGAATTACGTAGATCTATCGAAAGAGTTATTTTTAGGAATTTTGGACTCCAACCGATTGAGTACGGCGCTGTCAGTGATGTAAACCGTAGCACAGCTCTATTCCAGTTACGCATTGCGGAGAACCGGATGCTGATACCTCTTATTAATATGCTCACCACCTATATTAACAAAGACATATTAGAGGCATCTGGTTACCCTGAATTACAGATCCACTTTATACGCAAGATGTACGAAGATGAAGAAGCTGAATCAAGGGCAGCCTCCCGTTATGTTAAAACTGGAATAAAAACGATAAATGAGGTTAGAGCAGAAAAAGGGAAAGAGGCCATAGACGGTGGTGACGATGCCTTTATGGTTATAGGTAAGGATTTGATATTCGTAAAAGATTTGAAAGAGGAAGGTGTAACGGGGAGTCAAGACGATGGGCATAAAGAAAAAGCTCCAAAGCTGGATAATAAGGAGTTTAAAGTAAGTGAGACCTAATATCTCAGCAGTAGTTGTTAAACATAATAGAGGAGACCCGACACCCTTTTTACCAAAGGGGACTGATTTAGTGGCGTTGGAGAATTACGAGAATAGAATGTGGCACTCGATGGCCTCCGCCCTTAACTTTGGATTAGAAGCTGCTAAAAATGATATCGTTATATGCGTGCATCCTGATGTGATCTTTGGTAAAGATTTTTGGCAGGGGTTCTTTGAACAGCTGGAGTTAATAGAGAGCTGGGGGGCTTTGGGAATAGTCGGGATGACTAGTATCGGAAGGAGATGTTGGTGTCATTATTCTAACTTTAACTTTCCATACCCTGTTCAGACGTTAGATGAATGTTGTATTATTGTCGATAAAAGGAACGGATTGAAGTTCGATGATAAGACATTTAATTGGCACTGTTACGGAGCAGATTTTTGCTTGCAATGTTTAGATAGAGGTTTAGGTGTGTACGTTATAGGAGGAGATGCAAGCCACTGGGGTGGTGAGTGGGGAGTTGAGCCTCCCTCGTATATAAAAGATAGAAAGAGGTTGGAGTTAAAATGGAGGAATTTGAAGATTTACACAACGTGAAGTACCTGTGTCCCTTTTGTAATTTTAAACATTTAACTAAGTGGTACTATTGTGATAAAGAGGGAATTGTTGTATGCGAAGACTTAAATAAAAGACAATATAAAATGAGATTGTTGGTTGTCGGCGTGGGTAAACCTTACCACCATGCGTGCAAGTGTATAAAAGAAATAGTCCAAAGGTACGAGTGGTTAGGGTTATCAGTTGCAAGAGCGTTAATTAAAAATAAAGAATGTAGAAGAGTGGTCGCTGTTGATAAAGAACATTTTGCGTATCCGGAACACTGTCATATTCAAATTTGTTTGGAGTAGGGGGTGAAATAATGACGTACGTAATGGATTTATTAAAAGATTTTGTTGGGGAAGCTTTAACTAGAACTTATAGGGAGAAGATGTCGAGGTATGATAAGAACTGGGTTGAATCTGTATATATTACCAAAGCTGAATACGGAGGTAATTTCGGAACTGCATACCAGACCTTGAACAAGATTTATAGTCCAGTTGCAGTTACAGCGGATGCGGGTACACTCACAACTTCTGCTTACACTGGGTTCACAGGTGATATGAATTCACTATATGAGGTTAAGATAACTACTGCTGGTGGGGTTGATGTGTCTCATTTCGAATGGAGGAAGAAGACATTTTTTGGGCGAGTGTGGAGCAGTTATACGGACGGAGGGACTGCAACTAGTGCAGTAGCACTGACGGATGGGATTACTCTGGACTTTACTGAGGTTGCAGGTAATACAGGTGATGTATTTCTTGTTCAGGCGTGTGGCAGTTGGCATACTCCAGCTAGTGGTCGAAACAGTTACTTAACAAGTATAGTCATGTTTCCTTTCGACGAGTCGAGAAATGCGAAAGCTGGTGCTGTTAGGACTTGGTGTGGAGATTTCAGAGTAGTCGATTATGTATCTAAGAAGGTAGAGTTTTTAGACTGGAGAACTCCGATACATTTACTGGGGGATGGTTCAGCGCAATTTAAAGCCCAGATGGCGGAGTTAAGCGCAGGCGATATTAACGAGGTATCCGTGGTTCTGAAAGGGTGGGATGACTAGTGGAATTTGAAGAAATTTTAGAACATCCATCCAAGCTCGATAATGAGACTAAAGCTCAACTATTACAATTGCATCACCGTTGTCACCAGTTATACAATAAGACTACTAACTTTACTAACCAAGATATTATTAGGATACATTATCTGATTAGCGCTAAGTTAAAGGAAAGGGGTATAGATTTAGACTTGAAAGATAATCCGTTGGACAGAGCAGCCCGGCGTTTTAAGAAGTCGTTAGTCCCGGGTGGCTTTAGTCCACCTAAAGTTAGAAAGGCGGAAGATGGCGTTGCTGCCTTTCACGCGTATGATTGGTATTTTAATTTCATGAGAAGTTGGTTGAAAGGGGTAAGGAAAGTTTTATTGGTTCCTTGTGCGAAAACAAAACCAATCCCTCTATCTGTAGTTCATAGAGGCTCCTTCCAAAAGCTATTTTTAAAATACCCTGATTATCAACCCTTAATCGTTTCTGAACCTGTCGTTTTAATTAGATACGCAGATTCGTTAGCACCAGAATTTAAATACGATTTTCCACCTAACCTTCTCAACGAAGAATCAAGGGAGCTTTTTGTGGATAGGCTGCGAGAGTTGTTGAAAGGGAAGGAAGTTATCGGGTGTTTGTATTCTGAAAAGAAGAAGTTAATTGAGGACGCGATAGGTAAGTTTGAAAATAAGGAAGAGTATCTATTGAGGAAATCAACTCTTGAACAAATGGACTTAGCTAAAATTAAGCTTCCGTCTATTGTGTGGATACCTAAGTTCATCTCAGTCTCCGGCAGCAAAGTTTATGCAAAAGATAGAGAACCAAATGATATGGATATTATCGCGAGAGCAGAGGAAGATGGGAATAGGTTGATACTAGTATTAGATAAAGAGTTACGGTTGAAGGTGGACCGGTTGTTTAGAGATAGATTTGGCACAGCTAAGAATGATGTTGAATGGCATGGGACGCGATATGGTCCCAACTGGAAAAACTTACCTGCTTATGATTTATGCCTAGTTCCAAGAAACCCTTTGCAGTTTGAGGAGATGAACGAGCCTGAATTCGCAAAAGAGTTTTATAAGAGCAAGCAGTTAACTACAGGCCCAGCAGGTGGTACAATTAGAATATTAGAGGAGCCTGTTATTGACGATAAGGTTTGTGGTAATTGTAAATACTTTAAGGATGGTAAGTGCACTTTGAAGAATAAGAAGGTAAACGCAAGTGACCCAGCCTGTAAGGATTTCAAGAGGAGCGTTGAAAAAGTAAATTACCGTAAAGATAAATGTATGATGTGTGATAAGCCTCCTGAGTACGAGGTCCTTTGGGCAGAGGGAATGGCAAGGGCGTGGTTTTGTAAGGATTGTCTTAGAAAGTGGGTGAATAGTGAGCATGATAGGAGGAACTTCAGCGATATTAATGAAATTAAGAGAGTTGAGGGCGGAGCAGTCGGAGAAAAATGGAAAGATAATACAAACCCAGATATTAGGGATAGGATTAAAAGAGAGTTGAGTAAAGCAGTATCTGCCGAAGCAAAAGCAAAGGCAGAAGCATCTAAAAAGGAGGATAAAGTCGTACTATTTAGATTTTTCTATCCTCAAAAGACCTCCATTTCGCCACTAATGGGATACCGCAAAGGTGAGAAATACAGTGTTGAAGCTATGGTTGAGTTTTTGAAGGATTTAGCAAAGAAGGAAGAGTTAGGGACCGAAATTCCCCCGGTAATAACCCAAAAGAAATATGATGGCATACACTCGCAGTTGCATTGGGACGGAGAAGGCAGGTTTAAAGTTTTTAGTGATCAAGGTGAGGATTATACATCTAGATTACCCTCATTAAAAGCGGATGTGAAGAAACTAGTTGGGATGCATGCTGTCATTTTGGATTGCGAAATTGAATGGTGGAGGGGGGGAGTGCACCAGCCTAGAGAGGTTGTCGCTGGCCACTTAAATCCAAAGTCTAAAGAGCCAATAGACGATAGTGGAATTGTAGCTAATTGTTTCGATATGCAATATTACGATGGGGATATTCATAAGAATCCTTATAGTGATAGGTTGAAGAGATTGAAAAGTTTGAAGTTCCTGCAATCAACATTAGATAAACCCTCTTTTAAGACAAGTCACTTGAATCTTTCACCTTCATTCTTCTGCAATACTGTTAAAAAGTTGGAGGCTGCTCTGCGTAAATGTGCTAGTGCTATCGGTAGTGAAGGGGCCATGGTAAAGAAAGTAGATATGAGGTATACTCTGACCGGTTCTACAAATGAGGTGTTTAAGCTAAAAACTATGGCAGAGGTTCACGGTATAGTTTGGAAGGCAACGGAAACTAAAACAAAAGGCGTATATAACTACGACTACGCACTCTCATTTACATCACAGGATAGAGTCGACCCTAAAACTGTGGTTGAAGTGAAAGGTAAGAAGTATACTAAGGTCGGCCGCTGTTTCAATACGAAAGTTAAAGTACCAATAGGTGGTATAATAACTGTTAAGTTTCATACTGTCAATTACTATACTGATCCGCGGACCGGGTTGCATAAGTTGGAGTTTTACGAACCTGCGTTTTATGAGTACAGAGCATCTGATGCAGCTCCCGACTCCTTTGCATCAGCTTTAAAGATAGGAAGGGAGTCTGGATTGTTAGTTGAAAAAGTTAACATATATGGTATTCCGTTAAAAAAGGATGGTACTGAGGTATTAGTTGGAGAGGTACCGGACTTTATTGAAGTTGAAAAGTCTATAGTTGAGTTTTTCGAACAAAATAATTTAAATACTGATTTTAGGTTTGTTGAAAAAGATGGTAGGTATTTTTTGAAGCAGGATCCTTATATGCATTTGCCCCCTGAGGAAAAGGATTATAGGTATGTTATACAGATCCACTTTATAAGGAAGAGCGCCCACAACGATTTAAGAAATGAAAATGAATAGGAGGTTATATGAAACCTATATACGATGCATGGCTATGCCAGATCGATGTAACTAATGTTTGTGGACAGAGGTGCGCTTATTGTACCAGGTATATTAGGCACCTGAGACCGGACCAAAAGTTCAATATGAGTATAGATACTTTCCGTAAAGCTCTTGAGTCTCTGGAAGGTTGGCCTAAACAGATAGGAATAATCGGAGGTGAACCAACTCTGCATCCTCAGTTTGAAGAGATATGTTTGATTTTACAAAAAGAGGTTCCGCGAGAGAAGGTAGGATTGTGGTCTTCTGGTTCTACGAAATACGATGGGTATAAGGAGTTAATAGATGAGACTTTTGGATTTGTTGCGTATAATGAACATGATGAGTATCAGAAGGAAGTTTGCTTACACCAACCGATAACAGTTGCTGCAGATGATGTCGTGGAGGATATAGAATATAGAAAAGAACTAATCAATAATTGCTGGCTCCAAAGAACTTGGTGTCCAACGATAACTCCGAAGGGGTGCTTTTTTTGTGAGGTCGCGGGAGCTCTCGATAGCCTTTTAGATGGCCCGGGTGGCTATCCGATTAAAAAGGGTTGGTGGAATAAAAAGCCTGAAGACTTTCAAGATCAAGTTAAAAGGTATTGTGGTTTGTGCGGGGCAGCAGTTCCAATGAAAAGGGAACCTCTCTCTGTTAAGAAAGAAAAGTTCTCAGCTCATCTTTTGGAAATATTTAAGAAGCATAAGTTGAGACGTTTGTCTAAGGAGGATGTGGAATTAGTTGAGAAGAAATTTACTATCGAAGAGTTAGAGAAGTTAAAATGGAGTTGGGATCCGGGTAACTACCGGGGAGATATGAGAGCAGATATGGTGCACGGATGGAGGTATAGAGATGGGTAAGAAGCACTGGGCCGATATAAGTGGCTACTGCACATGTTTTTTAGGAGTATCAGAGGTTGCAAAGTTACAAGAGCTTGCGAGGGGTAGAACGTGTTTAGAAATAGGCAGCTTTTTAGGGAAAAGTACTCTGTGTTTGGCAGAAGTTGCAAAGGTTGTTCACACTGTAGATACTTTTAGAGCTAGCGCTAATGGTCAGACACAGATGGGTAAGTTTACAACGCTGGATAAGTTTAAGGCGAATATTGAAGGTTGGGATAATATAATATATCACATTGGTAAGTCTGCAGATGTTATACCGAAGCTCGATCCTATATTTGATTTTGCCTTTATAGATGGGATGCATACATATGAAGATGTAAAAAGGGATACTGAATTGTGTCGGAGTAAGTTACAACCGCACAGTATTATTGCTTTCCACGATTATGGCGGAGTTTACGGCGGAGTTAAACAAGCGGTAGATGAAACTTTTAAAGAGATACACGGACCAGTTAGAGTTTTAGTATGGGTGTATTTATGAAAATAGCAATTGTTACACATTGGTATAACGAGGAGGATTTGGCCCCGTTCTTTCTTAAGTTATACAGTTATGTAGACAAGATCTTTTTATTTTTAGATGTTGATACAGGTGATAACACTAGGTCGATTTGCGAGAATTACGATAACGTTGAGATAATCGATTTCTGTTTTCCTGAGGGGTTCGATGATTATCTGAAAGTAGACCACGTTAATGAGTTTGTTAAAACCCTGGCAAATAAGTTCGACTGGGTGTACGCGATAGATTCTGACGAATTTATTTTTCCTCCTAGAGGTTACAATTCAGCAAAGGAGTTCTTAGCAAAGCAAAACAGTTTTAATATGGTTCGTGCTAAAATGTTCCAGGTGTACAAACACGTTACAGATGAAGATCTTGATGTCAGCAGGCCTGTGCTGACGCAAAGAGTGCATGGTGACCCGGATCTTACTTCGCATCCGAATTGGACTTATTGTAAGCCGGTGATCGTTAGGCCTGAGGCGGGTATCGAGTGGAATCCAGGCTTTCATACTAATATTGAGGGGACTCATATTAGAGAGGCGAAGGAGCATTTTTGGGGAGCTCATTGGGCAAACGTAGATTTAGATATCGCTATAGAAAGACAGATATACGGTAGGAAAGCGAGACTGAGTCCTAGACAGATTAGGACTGGGGCTACTATTCAACATATACATGTTACTGAGGAGAAAATTAGGAATAGGTTTGAAAAACATAAAAATGACCCTGATGTTTTAAGTAGATTGTTACCAGAGTATTTAAAATGATTTTAAGTACATGCAGGATGAAGGGGTGATATAAATGCCATACGATAAGCTATCAGAGGTTCCAAAAGCGTTAAGGACAGCAGGGCTTACCCTAGCCCAGGTAAATATTTGGGCTAGGTATTTCGACGAGGCTAGAGATAAAGGTTCGAAGTATCCTGGTGCTATTGCTTGGACACGTTTTAAAATGAAATATAAGAAAGTTGGAGATAAATGGGTGGCAAAAGTTGAAAAGGCTGTTGAGAGGTTTCTTGTCGGATGGACGATTAGCTCCTTAATGCCTGGTAAAATAAAGGAAGATGTAACAACGCTAGCTCAGGCACGTGCACTAGCTAAGAAGGACATTTGGAAGATTAACTGGAAGACAGGTAAGTTTAAAGAGAGGAGAACCAGAGGTGGAGTTAGAAGAGCGAACTTGTACGCTACTACAAAATCTTCTGAGCCGGTTGAATGGCTAACCCACGAGGGAGTTATACCTGCGGGGTCACCTGGTGCAACGAAAGAGCATCCTGGGGTGATGATAATTGTTGATAAAGGTTTAGTAGAATACGGCTCACAGAAAGCATATAGCCACGAGTACTTCTATAAGAATGGTAAAATTAAAGGTAGACTTGTTTTCAGACAGCTACCTAGGTCGATTGCCCCCTCTATCGCTAAAATGTCAGATGAGGCAGTAGAAACTTATCTTGAGGTGAATGAGTCAAAAATAAATAAGCAGTTATCACAAATTGAAAAGGATGAAATATTACCCGAGGGTAAACCGTTACCGGCAAGGGCTCGTACTTTTTGGTTATGCATTCAGCCAATCAACCAGACGCCATATGTTTTGTCAAAAGATGCTGTTGAGAAAGGGTGGATTGGGCCCTTAGGTTTCTCTTGTTTACCAAAGAGTGTACGTAAAGAAATACCTGTAAGTCATCAGTACTGGAAGGCGAAAGATATTAAAGAGGCTAAGCGTTTGAGGGATGAAATAGTTAAGTATTCACTGCTTAAGATGGCAGGAAAGGGTAAATTCACAATACAGGAGCAGACCTGGCGCGGACCTATTAGTATTAGATTCGGACCGACGACGAAGGAATATCATTTTAACTGCGATGTCGGAGAAGAAAAGTTATTTCACTTTGTTTTAGAAAGAGACCCTTTAGTCAATGAAAGCGTTACTGCTATCTGGGAGCCACATAAATACAAGGAAGATATGAGTCTAGGTTTAAGAGAGAAGGTCGATATTCGGCCAAAAACACGGTTAAATCCGTCGAAAAATACTCCATCAATGATAATAGTTACAGATGAAGGAGAATGTCGAATTTTAGAGGATTCTAGTGAATTTAAGAAAGTTGAAGTTAAGGGGAAGAAGTTGAAGGGGTTGTTTACGTTTAAGAAGGAAGACCCTAGAATGAATATGTGGTTGTTTGAGAGGTCAGCAACCCCTACCACTAAGTCTTTAGATTTATACGTTCCTATTGCGAAATATGATAAGAAGAAAGGGATTGTATATGGGGTTGTGTTAGAACCGGACGTAGTAGATTTGCAAGGGGATTCGGAGACAGCGGAGGAAATAGAAAGGGCTGCTCATAAGTTTCTAATAGAATCAAGAAAGATTGATATTAATCATTGGTTTATATCAAAGGATTGTTATGTTGTTGAGTCGTATATAGCTCCGATAGATTTTAATTGGGAAAATCAGAAAGTTAGAAAGGGTAGTTGGATCTTAGGTACTTTAATAAAGTCTAAGGCGCTAAGGGATAAGATCGAAAGTGGGGAGCTTACAGGTTATAGTATAAAAGGGAGTGCTTTTAGGGCGGAAGCATAATACGACCGCTTGACCTTTTGCTATTATATCATATAATAAAAGTGAGGTGGTGATTGTGGCAGATAGGAAGAAGGTGAAACATAAATTATTTGGCATTAATGTCGATTCTGTTGGATTAGTAGATAGTCCTGCTATTAATAGGAGGTTCATTATAATGAAAAGGAAAGAGAAAGCTTTAGGTGAGGGGGTCGGTGTTGGCGGTGAAAGACAAGGTATAGGCGGAGCGAAATATTGCGTCTGCCCCAGTTGTGGATATACGATGAAACATGAACGTAAGGGAGAAGGTGAAAGCAAACCTTGCGCTGAACTTACTTGCCCGAAATGCGGGGCTAAGATGAAAGGAAGTAATACTAGAAACTTAAGTAAGGAGGTGAATGAGATGGAAGTCGTTCCAAAAGATGAGTTAGATGAGATAATCACGGAGACTGAAGGTGCCCCTGTGGAGAAGGAAGACCTTGACGAAAAGTTGAATGCGATAGCCGACGCAGTTGGGTTAGAGGAGGAGGAGAAGAGTGCTTATACAAAGTTTATGGGAACGTGTATGCGTGGTGGTAAGTCCATGAAGGAGTGCGTGGCAGAATGGAAAAAGAAGAAGACAGCAAAATCAGATGAGGAAAATGTAGTTGAGCTGATCGCTGATACTTTAGGTCTTACAGATGAGGAAAAGTCGGCATGGTCTAAATGTATTGGAGAGCAGAGGAAAGCTGGGAAGAGTATGAAAGAAGCTGCAGCAGCCTGTAAACTAAAGTTGAAGAAGTCGGGTGAGGAAGTTGAGAAAGCGAAAGTTAGAGTGACTGTTGATACTGAGGAGGAGAAAGAGGCTGAGAAGAAGTATCCGCCACCTGGTGAAAAATACCCGGGCATTGAAGCTGGATCTTTCAAAACCATCTTTTCGACGCTGGATGGTATGATTAAAGCTTCTAAAGGCGATACGAAAAAGGCTTTCCAGAAGGTGAAGTCAATGTTGTCAAAGGTAATAGGAGGTACCTACCCTTATCCCGCACCAACTAGTAAAAAACTTGATGAGTTGGATCCTAAGTTCCTTGAGATTTTAGAGAAGGTTGAGAAAAAAGCAACAGAAGTAGAAGGAGTCAAGAAGGATGTTGCTGAGCTAGTAAAGTCTGTTAAGGTACTTGAGGAGAAACTAGAAAGTATTCCAATCCGTAAGGGATTAACAGGTGAGGGAGAGACTAGAGAAGGGGAGGTTGAGAAGTTACAGAAGTCTGAGGAGTGGAAAGAAGCTAACCCAAAGGATAGATTAGAGATGCTCCTCGGCAAAGTTGAAAAATTGTTATAAGGAGGTGAGATAACAATGGTTGATATAAGAAAAGCGTTACAATCCGCTTCGGCAGGTGGAACGATTCGCTTGTTGGAAGAGCCGGCTATTGACAAAGTAATCGCACAGATGATCGACTATAACAATCCACTACGCCAAAATATCCCACGACGAAAAGGTACAGGTTTTGCATATAGATTTCATAGGAGAACTGCAGCTGGCGAGACGTATTATCACTGGATCGGTGAAACTACTACGACAACTGGAACCGGCTTCATAGATCAAAGTTCCTATACGTTGGTTGAAGTACCTTATGCTACTCTGTTCGCAAAAGGAAGAGTTACAAGGGTACTACAAGCAGAGAGCAGGGGTTACATAAACGTATTAGCGCAAGAGATCGAGGATAGGTCGATCGATTTCCGAAATGCTGAAGATTACGCGATGGTCAGCGGTTCTTCTAGCGGTACGATGGGTGGTCGTTGCGAAGCCGGTAAAGGTCCGAGTGGTTTGGCGGAGTTGCTAGACATGTATGACAGCGCCTCTCAGGTCATTTGGTCGGGTACAGATGGCGGTACATCGTTAACGCTTGAGATGGTAGATGAGTTGATCGACAAGTGTAAGGGAATGCCAGATATGCTGATAATGAGCAAAAAGACCCGCCGAATTCTGCAAGGTTTGATGCAGGTAAATCAAAGGTGGGTTAATGTCGTTGAAGTTAAAGGAGGATTTAGACTTCCTACTTACAACGGTATTCCAATCTTTGTTAGCTCCAACATATCTGATGCTGAGACTTGTCTAGTGAGTCCTTCAGATAGTATCACGACCACTTGTAGTTCAATCTATGCAGTCGACAAGGAAAACTTCTTCGTCGCGGAAAGGACTCCAGTAACTGTCAAGCCTCTAGCAAAGACCACGTCTCAGTATGACGAGTTCGAAATCTATTGCGATGAGTGTTTCGTGCTGAAGAATCCTTTGTATTGCGCTAGATTGAAAGGTGTTATGCCTTAATATCAGTGTTAGAGGTAATAAATGCCTAATTCTCAAAGTTCGATCGGAGGTGAATTAAAATGTCGTTTACGATAAATAGTAGTGAAACTAACAAGCTTAACAGAGCTTGTGGTCCGCTACACGATGTTAAGCTTGGCACGATGATGTCGGAAGCTCAAGCTGATATTGCAGATAATAAGGCAGGGTACTGCGTAAGCGTTCCTATCGTAGCAACTGGGACATCACCTTTATCTACTCACAATCAAGGCATCTTAGCTGTGAGTGAAGATATTACAGTAAAAGATATACGCATAGGATTTGTTACGGCGCCTGATCCGGGAGAGAATACTATTACTCTAGCGGTAGGCTACTATGATACTGCAGGTAACACATCTACGAATCTTCTAGAGTCTTCAACGTTTGACTTAGACGGTACAACTAGTAACATCGCTTGTACTTTAGCGCTTACTACTACCACTGAAAATCTAAACGTAGATGCAGGAGAGTTTATTTATGCTCAAGTAGTCGCACAAACGCTAACGACTGCAGGCGATGGGGGCGTCTTAACGCTTAGATACGAGCTTAGGTAACAGGAGAGGATAATGGAAATTGCTGGGATAATCGTAATGAGTATTGGTGTCGGAGGGGTATTAGCTTCGACAATTGCTGAAATAAAGATGCGGGAGCCTATCTACGCGCTATTGATGAAGGTGTTCCCGATAGTATTCGGGATAGGATGCTTTCTGTTTTCGTTAGGTTCATAAGCATCATTAAGGAGGTAACTAAATGCCTTACATACTCCACTCCCCTCAATATAAGAGGAGAAATCTAAGAGACTTTAATAAGCATTATATAATCCCTACATATTCGGAAAATGTTGAAGTTGTGAACGGAGTCGCAACATGCAGGACGGTGACAGCGATGCGGTCACTATTAGCTGAAGGTTTTACTTTAGCTCCGCCAAAGAAGAAAAGATACGGTAACGTAAAAGAGGTTAGTAGAGAGGAAAGGTTGAAACTGAGACGAAGGATCAGGAGAAAAAGGGAGAAGAGAAGGAGTAAATAATGGGTTTAGTTGCTTTAACTACAGCTCAAACGTATTTAGGGGTAACAGGTGCAACTGAAATCTTAAACACTATTATTAACGGTGTCAGCAAGAGAATTCAGAGCTACTGTAAAAGAACTTTTTCTTCCGTAACTTATAACGAAACGTTTGATGTAGTTACCGATCACCAAGATAGGATTGTTGTTAGTCATCCTAACTTAACCTCAGTTATTGCTATGACTGATAACTCTGTCCAGTCTCCCTCTCTTGTAGCTACATCATGTTATACGGTGTATAGTCATGGTGAGGTTGTACTGAATACAGAGGGGCATTGGTTTACCAAAGGGGTAGGAAGTGTCACGATTACGTATACAGCGGGTTTGACGACGGTACCTGCTGATATAGAGTTAGCGGCTCTAGAGTTAATAGACGCGACATATAACAGGAGAGGAAAGGGGGCGTTCGAAAGAGAAAAGATAGGTGATTACTCTTATACAATTCCGAACATAAGGGAGGAATGCTTTGAAAGTGTTAGGAAGACGTTAGACTTGTATGTCGCTGATGTTGTATAAAATGAGCGTTCCTAGCATTGAGGAGGTAGTCAAATTAGTTTTGAAGGATTGTTGAATAAAACTGTTAATGTTAGAAGGAGAAGTGATGTGCTTTTAGCAGCTACTACAATAACTACATCTATGTCTTTAACGACTCAACCTAGTAGCGAGAGCTGCATGTTTTTAACTGTAGATGGTATGTCAGGAACAGGTTCGATTACAATTACAGGATTAGTTTCCGGAGCTTCGACACCTGAAACATTCGCTTTTACAGTAGATGGTTTTAGACAATCGACGAATATTTACTCATCTATTACTGGTATCACGACCACGGGGTTCACAGCAGGAACCTTAAAGGTACAAGCTTGCACTCCTCAAGGTCAACCAGTGTTAACGGAAAGGTTAGTGAAGTCAAATTTAAAGGTCAGATTTATTAGGGAGCAAGCTGCGTTAGGAGTTGAAACACCAGGGCTGATTGAGACTGGTAAGACTAAGTTAGTTTACTTAGAGAATGACATTATAGGGAATGATATAATAGTTGATGGAGATGATCGCTGGATTACACAGCCCCCTATCGCAAGATATGGTTATGATGGTATTCATCATTATGATTGCGTAGTGGATAAGGAGGTAGCTTGATGGATGTTTTAACAAGAGAGGAAATTGTGATAAAGAGAAAGGAAGAAGCTGATCAAGTAATAAAAGCTTCTATACCTCTAACTGGATACGGTTATCCTCTTAAAAGCTTATTTAAAGGGGATGGATATATCTTATATTTAATGATAGATCCAATGAAAATAGGTTTAGTTAGCTCTGCATTCGTCGCCCTATGTTTGTTAGATCTATCTTTATCTTGTGCAAGTTTAATGGAAAGGTTTAAAGAGGTTCAGACTTTCATTATTTGTTTTAGAATCGGAAAAGATGTTCACTGTATGAGATCGAGTAGAGATTTACTGCTGCGCGCTGTTAAGAAGATTAAAGAGGGAGAAAAAATAACTTCACTTTTTGAGATGTGGAGATTACAATCAACTTATAAAATGATTCCAATAGAAAAATTTAATATAGGAGGCCTAAGATGGTAGAGGCGCAGACGCCTGAAACAACTATAGTAATCCCGGCTTACAATAACCTGCAGTATACTGTTCAGTGTATTGCATCGGTTGAGAGAAATACGAAGCCTGACACGTATGAGGTTGTCTTAATAAACGATGGTTCAACAGATAGCTCCGGCGCTGTCTTTGAAACATTGAAAAAGGAGAAGCCATTTGTGACAGAGGTTGTACATCATGTATCAAGACAAGGCTTCGTGAGGTCAGTTAACGATGGGGTAAAAGTAAGTAAGGGAAAATATATTATGCTTCTAAATAATGATGTGATTACTACCCCACTTTGGTTAACTCAACTTTTAAGATGTATGAAGCAATTCGGCAGAAGACAAAATGCAGACAATGTGGCGATAGTTGGACCTGTTTCTAATTACGCCTCAGGTTATCAAGTCGCTAGAGGTGCTAGTTATTCGCTTGAAAGTTTAGATAGGTTTGCGGAGGAATATCATATACAAAATGTTGGTAGATGGACATCAGTTCATTTCTTATCTGGTTTCTGTATGTTATTAACGAGGGAGATCTACGATAAAGTAGGCGGATTTGACGAGAGATTTAATCCTGGCGGATTTGAAGATAACTCGTTTGTGTTAGATGCTTTAGAATTAGGATATAAAGCTGTAGTTTGCGGGGATACTTTTGTCCATCACTTCGGTTCCAAAACGTTGGATATGCCGGCCTTAAGTTATATGAGGCGTGGGTTGAAAAATAGGAAGAAGTATATGGAAAAGTATATTGAGAGGAGAAAGAATAAGAATAAGCTCGTTGCTCTTTACAGAGTTAAAAATGAGGAGGAGTGGATAGGTGAGTCGCTTAAAGCGTGCAGCAGGTTCTGCGATGAGATTTTGCTATTAGATGATGGTTCAACTGATAAGACGTTGTCTATTGCTAAAAAATTCCCGAAAGTTAAATGTAGGTCTTACAAGAGACCATTTGATGAGTACCGTGACAGAACAGAACTACTAAAATGGGGTAAACAAGAGAAGGCAGACTGGTTTATTATGGTGGACGGAGATGAGGTACCTGAGGAGAGGTTTACTAGGAAATATGTTGAAAGGTTGATGAATCCTAAGGATCCAAGTATTGCTGCTTATTCTTTTAAGATTGCAACGTTTTGGAGAGGGGAAACAAATATTAGAGGAGACGGAATTTTCGGTAGGTTAGCCGGTATAAGAATGTTCAAAAATAGACCCAATCAAAAAATTGCTCAGACGTACAAAGGGGGTTTACACATTGTTGCCCCTGTTGACTTGTCTTACGCTTATACTTATTGCCCGCTCAGATTTAAACATTATGGGTATTGTACACCTGAGTTGTGTCGAGAAAAATACAATTATTATGTAAAAATAGATAAGGATAAAGATCCGAGGTTAGTCGGAGGTGCTGGCGACTACTCTCATTTCATTGATGAGTCATCTCTCGAGCTGTACCCGTGGGTGGAAGATAACTCGTTGGGATTAGTTATGATTGTTAGAGATGAGGGGGAGAGTCTCGAGGAATTTTTAAATATTAATAGTCAGTATTTCGATGAAATGTTTGTAGGAGTCGATTCAAGGACGAAAGATAACACGAAGGAGGTTTTGAAAAGATTTGGGGCTAGGATCTTCGATTTTGATATGAATGATGATTTTTCGAGAGCTAGGAACTTTGTTTTAAGCAAGTGTACAACCAAATGGTGTATGCAATTAGATCCGGATGAAAAGGTTGGCAACTGGCCTGCTATCTTTAAAATGATGGAAATGGGGGCAGATGCTTATTCATTCCGCGTGAGGAATATACAAAAGAACAACATGTTTACGTTATCTCAGTCATTCAGGTTGTTCAGAAGAGACCCAGATATTTATTATACCGGTAGGTGTCATGAAACTATAGAGGAGTCTGTCACAAGTGGAAAAAGAAAATTTAAACTAAAAGAAGCACTCACTATGATAGACCATCTAGGATATTTGAAGTCGGATGAAGAGGTGGAGAAGAAGTTACAGAGATATGAGAGGTTGAACAAATTACAGATGCAGGATAATCCAAAGGATGCAAGACCTTACTTTAATCTAGCGCTGCACTACGTTAATGAGGGTATGCCTAAGAAAGGGATTGAATACCTAGAGAAGGCTTGTAAACTGAATCCGAAATTTGTGTTAGCTAAGAAGGAGCTCGGATTGTTATTAATGAGGCAAGGTAAAGGTTGGTTAATAGAGGCTCAAAAGTTGTCGCCACCAGGTTCTGCAATAAGAGAAATAATCGACAACGTGTTGGATGGGGTAAAAGATTATATTCAAGATGCTGTTATAGTAGGTAGGAGAAGGTTAGGGAGGCCTTAGTGGAGTTAGGGAGTTCAATGACTGGTATCGGCAATACGATATGGAAGATAGCTGCTTTTGAAGGAGCGTTACAGGCAACTACTGCTTTACGTGTGCAAGAGGCTGCAGATGTTTTAGAGAAAGAAGTAAAGTTCAACATTAGCGCAACTTGTCACTCTTTGAAAGCTCTAGCTAAATTAGGTCATCCATACTCTGTTATGAATCCGCATAATCCTCATCCGGAAAGGCCTTGGTTAGTTCATACACAAACTCATAGATTATTAGGCTCAATAAGGAAAGGATTTAAGAGGACAGGGTTTCGATTAATGTCTTGGATCGGTATAGATGAGACGAAAGCGACTGGTTGTCCTTATGCTCGAGCGGTATTGTTTGGTACACCTCGGATGATCGGCAGGGATTTTATGGGTGAAAGCTTAAAGATAGTGAGACCGATGTTTCCTGATTTAGTAGCCTCAGGTTTTGAAGAGGCTAAAAAGTGGGCTATAATTACAGATTTATATAAGGCTGCTCGACTTATGAAATGGATTTCAAAAGTGCTACCCGGTGCAACAGCGGTAACATCTAAAATGTATAACGCTGCTCGTGTGGGGCGTACTGCTGAGGTTTTTTGTAACGGTAAGTACCTGGGTATTAGTAAACGGATGTACCATAAAGTTATAACAGGTCCGATTGTAGGAGGACTCATGATTAAAGGGGTTGAGCCAAAGATGGCAACAGCGTTGGTTAATGCGAAAATATCAAGAGCTGCCTCCTCTTATTTAATGAGGTAACTTATGTCAGTACAATCAATTTTACGTATTAATGTTATCAATGATAGTACAGTACAGGAGTTGATCGGTAGTAGGTTTTACGAGGGTGAGTTAGCCTCTGTTAAAGATCCTATACCATCTTGCGCAAACTTCACTATCGGCGGGGGAAGTTTCGACCCGAATATCCCATTCATCGATGATACTGCTAAGATTTGGGCTTGGAGTATAAAGAATTATTACGAGGCCCAAAAGGTATTTGAGGCAATTAGAAATGTTTTACATACTAAGCGATTTACTGATTCTAATATTAGAGTAGTCTTTAGGCTCGACTTCTCACCTATCGACTACTACGACCCAGTTTCTAAGTGGTATGCAAGAGTTGGTAATTTCTCAGCAAAAATTATTGAAATATAAGGAGGTAAAAGTGGATAAGCAAGAAGGGGCTAAGACTCCAATACAAGAAGGTCCAAGAGGCTTTAAGTCAAAAGATAAACAGTGGTTCTGCGATAACTGCCACTTCCTGTTAGGATATGTAGATGAGAATACGAACCAGCTACGGTTGAAGTATAAAGACTTCGTAGTATCAATTAGTGGAGGAAGCGTGTGGCATATTTGCAGACGTTGTTCAAAAGTTAATGTGTTAGCAGATCCGGATTATGAGGAGTATTTGAAGGAGAAGTATGGGAAACAAAATTTAAGATGAAAAGGGGGTGAGTAACTTGGCATACAACGTGGTGTTGGCTGCGTCATTTATCAGTAATGATAAACAGCAAACTACTCAAATTCAGGGGAACTCTCATGATAGTGAGACAATCCTGAGCCAAGCCCTTAACATTAGGGAAGGTGCAACGACTATACGGGTAGCTCCTAGTAATAGGATGAAGAGATAGTCTGAGCTCTGTGGCGACATAGAGAAGTAGGCAGAAATGACCTGCTCCTGCTTAAAGCGGTGTAACAAACTGACCAACGTACACAACGGATAACTTCAGTTTAGGTCCATGCACCTTGTTATTGGGTGTAGCAGGGACGACGCCTAAGAAAATTGGGCCCCTGCCTAGTAATAGGCAGGTGAAAAATCCGCTCGGTCAGGGAAGCCTAAGCCTGAAAGGGTATGGTAATCCTGAGGGATCGAGGTCGAGAGACCGAAGGTCCTGCAGAGACTTTTCTAGGGGAGACTTTGAAGTGCGTGTAATTGATTCGCCGAAGCACGGAAGATTTGAGCTATTAGTAGATAGACAAGATTTGGATATTGTTAAATGGGCTCATGTCCAGAAGCATAGGAATTCAGGGGGAGTTATAAACTTCTATCCTAAAGCATCTAAGAATGGTAGGAGAAACGAAGAGCAAGACTACTGTGGAGTGCATAAGTTAGTTGCAGAGAGAGTTTTGGGTAGACCTATGAAGAAGAAGGAAGTAGTTCATCATATCGATGGGAATCCATTTAATTGTAGGCGGTGTAACTTAGCAGTTATGACTCTGTCAGAACACGCTCGGTTACATGGAAGGATGGGTCAAGAGTTTATGAAAGAGCACTTCAAGAGTCCTTTAGACGACGACTCACTTCAACTTTTAAAAAAGTTGCTGGGTCGTAAGATGCGGATTATCCGAGGCATGTTACAAGTAATTGCCCCGGATAAAGGGATAGTCCACGCTTAGTTGAAAAACTAAGATTACGTGAGTGTCGATGTCGGGGCTGTAAGGAGTGGAGCTAGTTTCGCGGTAACTAGAACGATGGTGGATATTATGCAAGGTTCACCTGCAACGCTAGTAAAGTCATATGTTACAGGCGAGGCTGGGGTTTTGACAATCACAGGTATAGAATGGAATCTCACTAATTTCGATTATGCGTTAGGCGGAGCTAGTTTAACAGGTACAACGCAGTTGGAGTTTGGAGGTTTAACGACAACTAAGGAGGTCGCACTAAGATTGTATCATAGACGACCAGACGGGGCAACAGTGGAGCTAGATATTTGGAAGGCGAGGTCAGGTGGGGAGTTAACCTTCCCGTTTACTGATGATCCGCATGAGTTCTCATTCACGTTCAACGCGTTAATGACTAGTGTCAACTGGGCTGGTGAGTCGCTAGTTGCTGGTTCACAGTTGTTCAAACTTACTATAATTTCGTAGAGAAGTTAGATAGAGGAGTAAAAGACTCCTAGCAATATTTTATACGTATATTATATACCCATAGGAGGTAAAGATGGTTAATAAGAAAGATGTTAAGAATGAGGCAGAGATCTTCGTTCCAAGTCCTCAAAAGTTAGAGTTAGTTAGTGGAGAAGAGTTCACTGTACCTAGGGTGAACTGGCGTAAACAGATTTCTATCTCAAGACACATTTCGAAATTGATTCAAGAGTTAGATGCTATTAAGAATATCGACTTTGCTAAGCTTACCGTTAATGATGTACTTAACTTCCTACCCGAACTAATAGAAAAAGCACCAGATGTTGTGACTGAGATGTGCATGGTATTGACGGAGAAGGATAAAGATTGGGTTGAAACAAATATGGATTTAGATTCTATAGTGGAGCTTCTAACCCCTTTTTTCAAATCTATTTCGAAAAAGCTGTCAGGTTTAGTAGGGAAAAAGGAAGAGCTAAGTCTGGGGAAGGTGGACTAGCCGAAATAATGCTCTATTTTGTTAAAAAAGGCTTTTCACCACGTCAAGTATTTGAAGAGTTTAGTGAGGAGGAAGTTGAGGCTATTTTGAAGGCGGGAGTGAGATTAAGTAAAAGGCAGAAAGGGAGAGGTGTAGAAGTTTCTGCTGACAGTAATTTAGCTAAGCTTAAGCAGTTAGCAAGCAAAGGACTTCCAATCGAATTTAAGAAGGGTAAATAATGGCTGCGAACTTAGGTGATTTAACAATAGCTTGGAGATCGGATATTACCCAGGCATCTTCGAGTATCGCTACGTTAGGCAGGCAAATGTCGACATTTGCGACGAAGACTGGTAGTGTGCTGGAAGCGGTTTCTCTTAGATGGCGTACTATGGGTATTGTAATGGTAGGTGTTGGTATCGCAGGCACTATGGCACTTAAAAAGCTTGTCGACTCGTCTATCGCGTTTCAAAAACAGTTAGCTCAAGTTTCTACGATGGTTGATGATACGGATAAGTACATGGGTGAGTTTAGGGATAGATTAAGCGAAATGTCAATACAGTTCGGAGATTCAACGGAGTCTTTAAGCAAAGGTTTATATGATATTTTATCTGCTACAATACCTGCCGCGGATGCTCTGGGCGTTTTAGAACAAGCGTCGAGAGCTGCAATTGCTGGAGTTACTGATACCGGTACTGCAACATCTGCAATAGTCACCATCTTAATGTCATACCAAATGGCTGCATCTGAGGCGACTAAAGTTTCTGACGTTTTGTTTTCAACAGTTAAGCGTGGACGAATAACCTTTGCTGAACTAGCTCCTTCTATTGGTAGAGTGGCCGCGACGGCTGCTTTAACTGGAACTGATATCGAAGAGTTATCTGCAGCGATTTCTACTATAACAAGAGCCGGTATGCCCGCTAAAATTACAATGACTTCTATCAATTCCTTATTGCGTACCTTTTTAAAGCCTTCGAAGCAGGCGAAAGAAGCTGCGGAAAAACTAGGTATAGAGTTAAATACAACTACTCTACGGACTAAAGGTCTAAGCGGTGTTATGATGGAGTTAGCATCTCTGCAACCCGAGTTGGTAGCGAAAATTTTCCCGAACGTAAGAGCCTTAAGAGGTATGGCAGCAGCATTACAAGATACAGCTGGTTTTGCTTACGATTATCAACTAGCATTACATTCGGCGGGAATGACTCAAATTGCTCTAGAAAAACAGATAGGGACACTAGACTTTTCTATTAAAAGATTGAAGCAGAGTTTCGCAGCTTTAGCGCGAGCGTTAGGCGACATTTTAATCCCAACATTTACTGAGTGGGCAAACAAACTTTCTGCAATTGCTATCGCAATGTCAAGAGTTTCAGACGAGTCAAAGAAGACTTTAGCGAAACTAGTTCTATGGGGTCCAATAGCTACAGCAGCCTTAGGTGCTCTTTCACTCCTGCTGAGTCCTCTTGGTAAATTAATTAAGATCTTACCTGTTGTTACTGCTGCTCTTCTTTCTTTCGCTGGCCCAATCGTAGGAATTCCAATCATAGTCGGAGCAGCTACAGCTGCGTTATTTGGTTTAGGAAAAGCTTATAAATCCCTTAAGGAGGTATTAGGGAAAGCAAGGGTTGCGCTAAAGGAGGTTGAGGATAG